TATCTTTGATGCCGCCTTTCCTTTTTCTTCTCTTGAAGCACGGCTGTCTACTATAAACTGGAAAGCCGCCCCTATATTGTTGGTAAATACACTTTCAAACTTTGCCTTAAATTGTTCATCATTTATCTTTTGCTGATTGTTGAGAGTTTGAACAGCAGCAAGCTTAACACGTTGATCAACGTCCTTCCTAAAAGAAAGACTGACAGCAACATCCTCCGGTGAGGGAATGACTCCATTGACAGTCATTGCCGCCTCTTGATCTTCTGCTAATTTCTGAGCGTATATAGTCCCTCTCAAGTCAGCTTCAATCATCCGTATCTTTTCTGGAGGCAGAATACTGTTATCAACCGCGTACTTGATAGTCTTATTTATCTCGCTTAACCTTTCATTGGTTGAAAGTCCTGGCGTAGATTTGATATTATCTATGGTAGAGTACAAATCTACCTGCGCTTTCTCAATTTCCTGACCAACCATCTTATTCGATATGTTTACCATGAAGCCGTTGGTCATCTCACCAAGCCGGGACTCAACGGTCGTCTTTACGGTTGGAGATTGGATGGTAGAAAGGCGCTGGCCAAGCTCTTCGTTGTGCCTTTGTAGCTCGTCACGCCAGTTGTTCATGTCGATACGCTGTGGGCTACCAATCGGAGCGCTCATACGGAGAAGGAAGTTGGAGTTCATCTTTCCAACTTCAGACGCGATACGGTCGCTTTCGAGTTTTATGCGCGTATCTTGAAGCTGGCCAAGACTACCAATCAAGCCGCTTGCGGCCTGAGTCATTGTGACGAAATCTTGTAAAGCGTCTGCCATGTCAGCTCCTAAGTGGTATAACTGCTATATATCGGAGAGTTACTTAGTGTGTTGTTGAATATGCTGTTGAACAGCGGATTGTTATTCAGCAGCGGGTTATTATTCAGCCAATCAGGTTTCTGAATAGTCGGCAGTTGGTCGCCGAACATCGAGTCAACGTTCAATCCGCCCATCCCAAACTTCAAAGGATCTGACCCAAGTTCCGGAGCGTTCGGAGTTTCTGGTGTCTGCGGAACTCCGAAGTATTTATCAGATAATCCCTGTATTCCCGCACCTACCTGCGCTCCAGACATAGCCCCAGTGAGTCCAGCGAGTCCATACGCCAAAGGAGACTGCAAGTAATTGAGTTCATCGTTCATCTCGGTCATGGCTTGATCTATCTTGAGCTGTTGGCTGTCATACTGCAAGCCTTGTGCGACACCGCTAAGCTGGATGTCTCGCATCTTGTATTCGCCCATTTGGTTCTGTTCTCGAAGAACTTGCGAGTTCTGGGCTACCATGTTCCCCAGGTTATAGAACGCCGTGCCTCCGGTGGTCCCCGACACGCCGAGTCCCGCTTCGCCGGCCGACTGTGCCTTGAAAGCTTCAAGAGCGTTGGACCGTGAAGAAGAAGTATTCGACAATGCCGCTTGTTTACCGCTATTCAGAAGCATGGAGCGACTCACGCCACGCTGCTTCTTGAGTAGAGCTTCTTGTTCGGCTAGGTATCTTCTATTCTTTTCGGCCTCAGACGCACGTTGGGCATTTGCAAGTATTCCGCCGACCCCGCCTATTACGGCACCGGCTGCGACAATCAATGGCACCATTATATTGCATCCCCTATGGTTATCACCGCTTTTATGCTCTGTATGGTAACCGGAACATCGTCATTTGAAGAGAACCGCACCGTCTTATCAGTCCTTGCGGTATCACTCGCATCATACCGTACCGACCCAGTGAACGGATAGAGCGGCATTGAGTTGAGCGGGATCTGATTTATCAGGTCGTTCGGGTCTTTAATGCTCGGCCTTCCCGATTCAAGGAATCTCACAAACACCGCCCCGGAAGTTTTCATCAATCCTTCAGTTTCGGGGCTGTCTATGTTCTGAGTCTCGAAGGTTGAATCATACCTAAGTCCAATGTGGAAAGCGGTGAAGTTCGGGAGAGCGATAGGAGTCGTGCCACCGTCGGGGGTATACAGCGCCAGAGTCCCTCCAGTAGGAACAGTCACCGATCCTGCCACTTCTCCGCCAGCAGTCATCATGCGTAGGTACAATCCGGCTACTGCTACTAGACGAGTCAGACCGGTTATCGAGTTTCCTGAGCTTAAAAGGTACGTAGAAGAATCGAGATACCGTCTTGTCGAGAAGTCGGTGTTCACACTCGTGTGTAAGCGTTCCATGCAGATCGTGCCGCTTCTATTGACTAAGAAGTATACAGCGTCCTCGTCACCCGCGAACACCACCGTTACCGCAAGGATGAGATCGCCTGTTTTCGTCTCGATCTTACTCCACCCGTATAGGTTGTTTGCGTTCATCCGCCCGACAAGCGCTTTGCCGTTCGCCATCACCACGTATATTTCACTTTGCGGGAATTGACGGAAATCCATCGATACGATGTTCGAGTTGAAGATATCCTCGGCGTGTTCGGTCATGGAGCTTGACCCCACCGGAGACTGCGGATCGAGAGCGAATATCTGCCGCAAGGAGGAGGACACGAATAGAATCCGGTTGTCGCAGAACATCGGGCGGATACGTGCGCTTCCTGTTCGGCCCATCAGGACAACACGCGGGTTTACCGCATCCAGGCCATCGGGGAACAACCATTCGCTGGTGCTGGTGCCTATGTGTAGCCCTTGAGCCGATATCATCCATTGGACAATCTCGTCCTCATCGGTGGCCAGCTTGAGCTTGATAGCGCTAGAAGCTCCGGTCTGCTGCACTGAGTCGGTTACGGTTACCCACTCTTCCTGGTACTGGTCTGTCCATTCAGCACTTGGAAGTATCTGCGTGGACTCGAACTCTACGTCCTCGAAATATGCGAAGTTTTGATATTCGTTTACCTTGCTCATATAGACTGTGTTTCCGCTTGAGATGCACATTCTTCCCGCATGGAAAGAAACGCAGGATGGCCTTGATCCATCTTCAGCGTTGGCGAAAGGTGTAAGGTTTATCCCAAAGAACCCTATCACGTTAGAGTCTGTGTTTATGTCTACCGGAGCTTCATTAGTGTACACGGTTATCGATACTTGACCGTTCACCGTATTCTTTACTGCACTAGATGGAGTCCTTCCATTCACTGTATACAAAATATCCGGAGGACACTGATACGATAATCCCTCATCCATCCAAGGAGCAAGCCTATCCAATATATCATAAGACCCTGCCGTGTACCCGTTTATAGATATAACCGGAGCGGTCATCTTGAGCCATCCGTTGATTGAGTCGGTTGCATCATTCAGCACATACGCATCGTCAGAAGAGTCTATAACGGTTATTGTGTAAGTAGCTGCTGTATTCGTGTAAAGCACCATATTAGGTACGTCATCTTCGGTATGCCAATCAGTGTCATGCGCTACTGAGTATATGGTGCCAGAAGTTAGATAGTTAGGCATTGTGGTTGCTATTACTGACTTCGCTGTTCCAGCAGGGAATAACGGTCCTATAGGGCCGGTAAGACGGACTCTCCAGTTATCTATGAACTGATTCCACCAGCCATCGTACCCTCTCTCGGCTCCAGTCCCGAACTGCATTGCAACTGATGTATTTCCAACTGAAGCGCCTGTTAGAGTTTCAGCAGTTACGGCATTATTGGCAACGCTTATCCCAACAGTAGGAAACTTTGGTATGTCTTCTATCTCTATCTTTATCGCTTGATTTGTCCAGGTAACGTTTACTGACTTTATGTCTCGTATGACTCCACCAGTTGCTGTTATCTTTCCTGTAACTCCGCCAGATGCTAGAGTGTATGTAGTACCGTTGGTCAACCCTCGTATAGCGCCCTTGAGTGTTGCGAAGCTAATATCTTTAAGAGCAGTTTTCTCTTCTACTTTTCGAGTCTCGGCTATATTCCCAGTAAGCTCCATGAACGCATACTTTATGTCTATTGCGTTTACATTTATAGATACAAACTCAAACTTAATTGTCTTAAAGTTCTCGTGCACTACTATCATTGTTCGCAAGTTCTGAGCGAAGGATATCTCAGGGAGATCAGCTTCAGCTATATTTATAGTCCAATTCGTCCCATCGCTTTTTGGTATGGTTGATATTACTAAATCAATGCCACCGACCTGAACAAACGCCGGTTCCATACCGTTGCTTACGTTTATAATTTAGATTGAGTCATGTTCAAAAGCGAATATGAGATCAACTTCTTTATTGATAGACCACTTCAGTAGCGCGGCTTTTCCACCGCATACGCTTGCCATCTTATGCTGTAACCCGCCACGCTTCGATACCGCTCCGAACTTATCAGGAGCGAAGTTCAAGAGTTCCTTCGCGCCTTTGAGCAATAGAGGGTTGTCCACCCTTCCGGCCATCTTCTTGGAGATGAAGCCGCTTGAGAAGTCATTCAGCGTGGGAGTTATCTTGGCCATTACGCTTCTTCTCCCCTGTCAGTCCACTTGGTCATCGGTGAATCCATGTTCATTTCCATAAGCGCCCGGTTACGAGCGATCTGCAACTGAGCGGCAAACTCGCCTTGTAGGATCTGCAAGAGCCGCATGTCTGACACCATCTTGACGACGATCTTATATGCGATGTTTAGGATGAGCGCTTCTTTGAATCCTGGGGTGAACGATGCAGGGTCTTTCACCCGCTCGGTGTACTTGATCTCCATGTACGTATCCGTTCCAGACACCACTTGCGGAGCGTCGGTGAGTATCCTCTTGGCTTCACCAACACCGTACACTTGATAGGTAGAATCAGGGTCGGCGGCTACGCTCAAAATGTCGGTCATGTCGATATGTGCCGTGAAAGCAGTAGCAGCACCAGTGGTTGGCCGGTCAAGCGTTATACTCGTCGTTCCTACCGCTATGATGGTGGCGTTCTCAGGGACGTACTGTCCGGTGACGACTCGGCCTATGAGCGCTTCATCGATGGTTATTCCGGTTACTCCGGTTATTACCGCAGTCGAGCTTGCCACGCCGGTAAAGTCGTCCCAATCCTCTGCTTTGTATAGATACGCGAACCCGTCGAGCGGGTCATAGGTTACATCATCAATGGGAACAAGAGCGGTACGGGTGGCGAAGTTGAAGTTCCGTAGCATTTCATCGCGGGCCAGGGCATACACAGCGGCACAAGCGCGGGATTGCTTGGTATTCTCGGTAGAATCGGCTATATGGTCAGCACCCATGCGGTCAAGAGCTTGGTTGCATATCTTACATTCTTCAACTCCGTAGACCGGATCAAAAGCGAAGGCGGTAACTGTCGCCATGATGCCTCCATTTGACTGTAATTATATACCTGAAATACAAAAAAAGAAACCCCTTCATGGTTTATCCACAAAGGGGTCGTTCCTCATCGTTTTACGGTGTTAGCCGTTGACGATGCGGGCCTTGAATATGGAGTTCCCGGTAACACCGGACCCTCCTGTTATAGTAACCTTTATGTACTTCGAGAGTCCAATCGGGAGACGCAACCGCGCCGCCGTCTTGTTCAGGTTCTTTGCAGCGAGCAAAGCTGCTGAACTAACATGATAGGATAATCTCGAAACATACGTTCCGCCTTCCAAGGCGCAGTCCTTTATCTGGAACGTGTGACCTACGGTAGCGCCACCACCGTCATACCCCGACGCCAGGGTATCTACGATGATCTCGAGAATCTTCTCGCCTGATCCGTCCGCATACTTCCCTTCGGGCGGGTAGTACCGGGCATCCGAAAGGACCTCAGTCTCCGCAGCCGCCGTGAGCGTGTCAGTCGTCGCACCAGCGGTCTTAAAGTAGTCAAACTTGTCAACAAGCATCTAGGTCCTCCTTTAGGCTACGGCGCTTTCGGAATCGTTGTACTGATCGTCACGAAGGACGGGTACACCCATGAACGACAGCATGTTCTGACGGCCCCACATCTCACCGATGGTGATGGGACTCGTTCCGCGCCGGACTCTCTTCCAGAACTGCGAGTACATCGAAGGGCTGACGTAGATCGCCGTGTTGTCGGTGTTTCCACCGGGGAGTCGTGATAAAGCATCCGCAACCGCGTCCTCACCCTTGAACGGAGAAGTAGCGTCGTCGAAGAAGCTGTTGGTGCTGGAAGCGGCGATGTTGCATACGCGCTGCAAGCACTTCTCGTCGGCCACACCGATACCGAACTCCCACGCCCAGTTTGTCATCAAGACCTGATAGGGGTAGTTGTTGGAATCATACACGGTCAGCTCTTTCCCGCCAGCGGTGATGTCCTTCTCTTGGATCGTGCGGTATCCGTCTTTCGGATGAAGGAAGAACACACCTTCCTCTCCCCACTTGATGACGAGAATGGAACTTCCACCGGAAGCGCCCATGCTAACGCAGTTGTCCCCCAGGGTGCCTCTTCGCTTACGGAATCCGTCGATGTGGAGTTCGTTGGAACTCGAATCTCCGAACCCGGCGACGGAAAGGGCGTGCTTGGCGAACGTGTCGAGCATACCTTCAAACGCCTGTTTGCGTTTTTCCATCATGTATTTGACCGGATCGTTGGATTTCTCCAAGATACGAACGTCTATCTTGAGGTTGGACTCCATACGCATGAGCTGTTCACGCTTGGGAGTCTGGGTTGGATTGACGAACGGAGCGCCCTCGTTGTACCGGACAGCCGTGCTGTTAGGCCGCGTGGACGAAATGAGCATTTCATGGACAGTGTTATCGGATGCGCGCACCCAATAACCCTCTTCAGTGAACGGGCGCTTGCGATACGCGAGGGTATCGATCATCGTCTTGGTACCGCCGCCAGGGGCGTTATGAGTTATAACGTCCGCAAGGGTAGGCAGGGTTGAAATATCAAACGTAGCCATGTCTTCTCCTAAGTTCTACCAGGGGTAGGCGCACCACCGTATCGTTGGTACATCCACGAAAGATCCTCGGCGTCCTTTGCTCCGCCTTTTCCCGAATCTGATTTTAACAGGTTCGTCTCAGGCTCTAAAACGGACGCGAACTCGGCGAACTGCTCCACCATGTCGGGATCGTTGTCTAAGCCTGCCGCCTTCAGGCGCTCGAATAGTTCAGGTTTAGATCCAAACATTTTAGCAAAAGCCTTCGCAGCCTTCGCCGGAACCTCGGCATACTTGTCACCGTACTTAGCTTTTAGCTTCGCCTCGGCGTCGGAATACCGCTTGTCATTCGCTTCCTTTGCGGCCTTCTCACGGTCAGCCTCTCTGTTCTGAATAGCGTCCGCCATCTGTTTAAGTTGGCGTCTATCCATCCCGGCTTTGTAACCGTTCTCGGCAAGGAACTTCTTGAACCCTTCGTCTTTTACCGCTGCAAGATCGTATTCTTCCGGGGTCTTAACGCCTCGGACTCGTGCGTAGTATTTATCCAACGCACCCGAATCAGCATCGTCTTGTGGGATTTCTACCGACTTACCGAGTTTACCTTCGAGTTCCACATAGCTCTTGGCCAAGGCGTCTTTATCGACGAACTTCTCCAAGCTCTTGTTGGTCCGTAAGGACTCATCTTTCAGTTCTTCCCGCCAGCTCTTGCCGACAGAATCACCGCTCTTGTCTTGATTGTCCTGGTTGGGGTCAGACATAGCCTTCTTTACTCCTTATAGCACAGTTCTAATAGACTGTCAACAATTTTCTCCACGTTGTCGTCAGTCAGAATACCCATCTCAAATAACAGTCTCGCCGTCATGTTGTGACGCGGAACCGCTTCCGGGTCAGTCGCGTCGATGCACGACAACAGCCCGCTCGTTACCAGCATATCTCGGAACGTCTCCCTTCCTGGCGGCGTGGTGAATGTTGCCGCAAGGGAAAGAGCTTTCTTCTTGAACGTCTCGTTTTTCTTATCGAATAGGGCCACGTTAGCCTCCCAACTTTTCGGCGAGCATCTTTTCTAGGTAACTACCCGGCTCAGGGGCGGTTGCCGCTGCGGGCATGTTCTTGATCATCTCGTTCTGCTGAGCTGCCTGTTGC